GCAGAGTACACAAACACTGGTGCAACATTCTCAAAGGTTGAATTGACTACAAAGAAGATTCGTCTTGACTGGGAAGTTTCATCTGAAGCACTAGAAGACAACGTTGAAGGTGGTGCTCTTGAAGATCACCTAGTTCGTTTGATGACAAACGCTTTTGCGAATGACATTGAGGATCTAGCTATCAACGGTACTGGCACTGGAAACAACCCATTCCTATCTATTATGAATGGTTTTGTTAACAAGGTCAAGACCAATGGAGATGCACACGAGGCTGTTGTAACAGTAGCTGATGACGCATGGACACCAGAGGTTATGCAGAAGATTATTACTGCATTGCCACGTAAGTACCGTGCACTTAAGAGCAATCTTAAGTTCTACGCTGGTACAGACGCATTCCAGGGAATCGTTAAGAACAACGGAACCCTATCAGATGCAATTGCTGAGGCACTTGGAAAGAACGGTAACACCCAGGCGAACACCCAGGCTTACCTTGACGGCCAGGGCCAGACATTCGGTGGTGCTCGCACTACCCGTGTTCTAGGCATCGATGTTCAGGAAGTTCCTTACTACCCTGCAGGTTATGTAGACCTTACATTCCCTCAGAACCGTGTATGGGGTTTCCAGAGAGACATCACTGTAAACCGCCAGTACGTTCCAAAGAAGGACACCATTGAGTACACCGTATTCGTACGTTTCGGTATTCAGTGGGAGGAAGAGGACGCTATTGCGTTCGCTGACGCAGATAGCTCAGACTCCTAAGTCTTAGCTTAACCTTTAGAGAGGGTGGGAGTTTCGGCTCCTGCCCTCTTCTAATATCTGTTATAATATAAGTTTAGGAGGCTATTAAATGCAAGACAATAATGTTGTCATTTCTTCAGAACCAAAAGTCAACAAGAATGTATCAGTAACCTCTGATAACAATGACGTAATTGGTTCTAATTCATTAAGAAAAACAGACACTGGAAACACCCCAGAAGCTGAAGAAAAAGAGACAGTAGCCATTCATTCCACAAAGAATGTTTCTTGGCCAGGTGTAGGAAAAGTTTTAAAAGGTTACAATATTGTAACTAAGGCAAATGCCAAGAAGTGGCTAGAGCGTAGCCACATTAGAACTGCAACCCCAGAAGAGGTAGCTAGGAGTTTTGGTAAATAATGGAAATCCTAAGAGCTCAGCCATACTCCAACTTAACAATTAGTTTTGAAATTCCAAGTATAGTATCTTCAGACTCAGATATAACTGTAACCGTTACAGACCTGTCCGATCTTTCTGTAGAAGAAACATTCCTGTTTTTGGGAATGTCTGGAGACACTATTCAGTATCCACTAAGCTCAAAGTATGACACAGACTATCACGTCGTCATTACGGCAGATTTGGCTAACGAAGAAACTATCTTTGACGATGTGTTTAGTGTTGTAAGGCCCTACGTCACCCCATCAAAATTAGGAGAAACTGCATCGCAAATTGCAGAATACACCAGATTTGAAGAAATTGCTAGAGCTGTCATTGATTCAGTTGTTCCAGAGGGATTCTACTACAAGAAAAAGGTATTAGAGACTGTAGGTCTTGGAGCAGACTACATTCCATTGTGGATGGATGCAAAGAAAATTTTGGCGGTGTACGAAAATAACATTTTGGTAACAGACCGTGTATACGAAATCACAAAAGACAAAACCGCTATTACTGAAAAAGTAATAGACATGGTTAACAGAGATGAACAAGCTCCTTTAATTATGCCAACGGCTATGTCAGATATAGTAGATGCCAACCTTCCACCTTTGCGTGGATTCCCTAATGGATACGACTATAAGTTTATTTTAGAGTCAGGCTACCCATCGGTACCGTCTGATATTGCTAGGGCTGCGACACTTCTCATTGATGACATTAAGTGCGGCAGAATTGATTACTATCAGAGGTACATATCTTCTTATAATACTGACCAGTTTAGACTGCAGTTTGATAAGAGAGTGTTTGAGGGAACAGGAAACATTGTTGTAGATAAGATACTTTCAAAGTATGCTAAATCTATTACTAGACTTGGAGTCCTATAATGGCTACATGCGAAAGTACTACTTTCATCTTCCCAATGCTTGCAGACATCTACTATCCAATTGTAGATCAGGGGCCATACGGCAATGTCCAAAAAACCTGGATACACGATAAAACTATTGCTTGTAACTTTAACTCAGCTGGGACAGCCTGGAAAGAAGACGTAAAGCCAAACGCAAATATTACCCAGGATAGCGTTATGCTAGGTCGTGTTAGATCAGACATTCGCTTTTCAAGCACAGATAGTCAAAACTCTATAACAAATATTATTATTACAAACATAAAAGACAAAAACTTTAATGAAATCTATCTCGAAACTGCAGGGCCTCGTGCAGGAAAATCAACTATTTTTGAGGTAGCAACTGTTGAGCCTTTTATGGGGCCATTTGGATCTGTCGAATACTACAAGGTTGTCGTGCGTAGATCAGAGAATCAGGCGGTAGACCTGTGAGAGTTCGTTTTGATGGCAGGCAGTTTGCAAAAGATATGAAAAACATCATGAGCTATTCTGCTGGATTTTTAGACGGTATACAAATGGGAAAGCAGCAACTAATGCATTCCTTAGGAGTACAAACACTAGAAGTTTTAAAGAGCTATATAGACTCTAATGCTAGGACAAATCCAGCAATTCTTCATCACGTATATGAGTGGAGTCAGACAGGTAGCCCAAGTGCTAGGCTATATGATATTGACTATTCGATTAGTAATTTAGGGCTTTCTTTTAGGTCATCCTTTAGACAGTCAAGCACAATTCAGAATGGATCAAATACACCATTTTATAATAAGGCCAAGATTATGGAAGAAGGTATTCCAGTTAAGATTAGGCCAAAGCAATCTCAGGCATTAAGATTTGTTCAGGATGGAGAAGAGGTCTTCGTAAAGTCAGAAGTAACTGTTGAAAACCCAGGAGGAAATGTACAAGGAAAGTTTGAGGAAGTTTTTGACAACTTCTTTAGTAAATACTTTACACAATCTTTTCTAAGGGTAAGTGGCATAGCCGCATACCTTGAAAATCCTGTTGCTTACAAAAATAATTTAGCGGCTGGCAAACGTGGTGGCCGTGCAAAGGGAGTATCTACTGGATACCGATGGATAGCAAATGCAGGAGTGATGAAGGTTGGCTAACGATACATTATTGAATACCCCAGTTTTGTGGATAAATAAATACCTACAGAGCAAGATTCTAGAAAGCACTAGTTTGGATACTCCGTTTTTCCCAACCCTGCCATCCACTATTAATGACCTTACCCAGTATTTCCCTACAGGGGGTACAATGGCTACGTGGGACAGACTAATCAAGATGAACAAAAAAAGTTTTCCACATATAAAGTGCGAACAGATTATGTACTACTTCTATGCAAATGGAGAAAACCCTATTGAAAAAATGGTTCAGATTCAGGAGCAGGTATTAAGGCTTATGGATCGTGGAAACGAAACTGCAGAAGAGATTAACAATTGGGCCTCAAATCGTCAGGTGAATATAGGAACTCAGCAAAGCCCAAATCTAATAGACAACATGTTCTATTTTCATGAATTTAAAGTTTACCAGCTAGAAGAGTCTAGGGACATTATTGATTTTGGTACTGCCAGGACCTATGGTGGAAACAAGATTATCATTGAATATGACTACCACCAGATGCCAGACCTAACTGAGGCAGCCTGGGAACCAGAGAGAAAGTTAGCCACAAAACAAATTATTTAAAATAGGCTGGTATACTTAGTTTTGAGGAAACACGCCTACTATTCTAAAGAAAAAGAGGTGAATTACATGGCATATACAAGAGGACAAAGTACTAACATTATCGTTGGTGCCGCCGCTTTATTTACATATGAGCCAGGTGTTCTATCTGAAGGTGACCTTCCAGCCTACCAGGCTGAGGGAGCTGTTGGTAATACAACGGGAACTTACAGAGAGACCCTGTCTAACGCAGCCAGCGTATCAGCTGGTTTCCGTAACGTAGGTTACACAATGAACGGTCTAGAGCTACAGTTCCAGCCTGACTTCGGTGAGGTACAGGTTGACCAGGTTCTTGACGTTGCAAAGCTATACAAGCAGGGTATGCAGGTTAACCTGAACACTGCTTTTGCTGAGGCAACACTAGAGAACTTGCTATTCTCACTAGCTGGTAAGGACGAAGACCTAACCGACAGTGCAGGAGCAGTAGGAATCAAGGCTGGATCTCAGACACTAAACATGTCTGCTGGTGACATTGGAGAATGTCCAGTAGAACGTGGTCTAGTGGCAGTTGGTCCAGGTACAGGTGACTGTAACCCAGACGAGGCTATTGAGCGTATTTACGTAGCATACCGTGCACTTTCAATTGAGAGTGTTACAGTATCTGCAAAGCGTGACGAGCCAACAATGTACGAGGTTTCATTCCGTTTGCTACCAAATGATACTGCATCCTACGGTAAGATCGTAGACCGCACTATCCCAGCGGCATCCTAATAACTAAATATATAACTTAATAACACGAAGCTGTCCAGTCTTTTTAGGCTGGGCAGTTTTGTTTTTACGGTATACTTATAGAATGGCAACAGAAGTATATAAGACAGAAAACATCTATTTGGTGGATGGCACAGAGATTACCCTGACCCCACTAAAGATAAAATATTTACGAGAGTTCATGGCAGCTTTTGACCTTGTAAAAACTGCAAATGATGACGAAGAAGCAATTATCTTTTTATCAAATTGTGCAGCAATAGCAATGAAGCAGTACTACCCATCCATAGCAAACATTTCTGACCTAGAAGATAACATAAACTTACCAGGAATTTACAAGGTACTAGAGATTGCCGCAGGAATTAAAATTGACAGCAAGTCAGAAGAGCCAGTAAAAGAGCAAGCAGAAGATGGTGGCTCTACCTGGGATAAGCTAGATTTAGTAAAGCTTGAAGCAGAAGCGTTTTTGCTGGGTATCTGGAAAGACTATGAAGATCTAGAACTATCCTTGTCTATGCCAGAACTAATGGTAACCCTAGAATCAAAAAGAGAACTTGATTATCAAGAAAAGAAGTTTTTTGCTGCTATTCAGGGAGTAGACCTAGATAAGAATAGCGGACAAGATACTGGCAATAAGTGGGAAGAAATGAAGGCAAAAGTCTTTAGTGGTGGCAAGGCAACTAACTCTAATGATGTTCTGGCCTTGCAAGGAGTTAATGCTCAAAAAGCTGGGTTTGGTATTGGAATGGGCCTTGGCTACGAAGACTTAACAAAAAAGTCCACAAAATAAAAGGCTTTTATGTTATAATAGGTACAGCCTCATAGCGGAAGGACTAAAATAATATGAGTACAGAAGTATACGAAGAAAAGACAATTAAGCTAATTGACGGAACAGAGATCAAGGTTCGTCCCTTGAAGATTTCTTTGCTTCGTCCTTT